TACTCGCTTACGTCTTCGCAGTGCGCGAACATCATTCAGGAGTACGTTGGGAACCTCACGGGTAACGTCACAGTTACCTATCCTCCGATCGTCAACCTGTACGTCATTAGTAACCAGACGACGCCGAATGGGTACACGCTGACGGTAACGACTGGGATTTCTGGCGGGACAACTGCAACGATCCCGGCCAGTGCGCAGGCCACTCTGGTTTGCGACGGGACGAACTTCTTCAACGCCAACACGGTTCAGTCCGGCGGGACATCTTTCAGTATCGTTGACGGGACGGTGAGCGGTCCTGCGATCTACTTTGGAAGCGAGCCGACAACAGGTATTTACCATCCTGGGTCAGGCGAATTCGGGGTCTCTGTGCTTGGTACGAGGCGCCTTGATGTAACCACCACGGGGATTTCGGTAACAGGCGCTGGTGCCTTCTCAGGGGCGGTTTCGGGTACAACCGGCACCTTCACCTCTGGCGTCTCTGGCGGAACCTTCCCGTGACGGCTAAGGTCTTTGCACTAGATACCAAAGCTGGTATTCAGCGTGATGGCACCACCTTTGATCGCGACTTCTATACCGCAGGGCGATGGGTAAGATTTCAGCGCGGCCGGCCAAGAAAGGTTGGGGGTTACTCGGTAATCTCGGCTCAGGTGACGGGGCCATCCCGCGGGGTTTGGGTCAATCCAAACAACGGGTACAACCAAGTATTTTCTGGCTACAACAATGGCCTGCAAGAACTGACAATCAACAACGCCGGGGTTGGCGCTGGCGTCGTTGACATTACGCTAAACAACTTCACGGCGAGTGATCTGAACCTATGGCAGTTTGACGGGTTCTACGACGTTGGCGGATCTGGGGTTGGATCTATTCTTGCGCATCCTGGGCAAAATCTAAACCAAATCGATGCGGTAGCAAATACGCCGGTGCTGATTGGTGACATCAATGGCACAACCTTATCCCAAATTGGCACGTTTCAGAATACGGGCTCGTACCTGAACGGGACAACCGCGGTAACGATTCCGACGACTAATGCTTTGGTTGGCGCGGGTCAGTCGGTTACGGGGACAGGTATTCCTTCCGGCACTACGGTTGTGTCAACCACTTTAGCCAATGGGCTTTTAAGCTCTGTTGCTGTTACCGGTATTGCTGGGCAATGTTCTTGCACAAGTACATCTGGGCTTTATGTTGGCCAAACTGTAACTGTTGCAGGCACTAATACTGGGTCTGCAACAGGCATTACATCCGGTGTGACCTACTATATCATTGCCACCAATTACTCCACAACATTTACACTGTCGGCAACTTCAGGTGGGGCGGCCATTACAACAACGGCCGGCACAACAACCGGTCTAACGTTTACCATTGGTAACTACCAAAAAGTAGTGCTATCTGCAGCGGCAACAACAAGCGGCATATCAACCCTAACATTTAACAATAACGTTGCAGTATCGGGAGGCGTGGTTACTCTTCATCCGTATGTCTTCGTTTACGGCAATAACGGGTTTATTAAGAACTGCGCCGCAGGAAATGCCCAGGATTGGGTATCAGCCGATGCCAATGAGGTCAACGTATCGACTGGAAAGATCGTGCAAGGGTTGCCAGTGCGGGGCGGTTCCAACGCGCCATCCGGGCTGTTTTGGAGCCTTGATAGCCTAATTAGGGTTTCGTATATTGGTGGTACGGGAACACCGGTTCAATACTGGCGGTATGACATTATTTCGAGCCAGTCTTCGATTATGTCAAGCCAGTCGGTGATTGAGTACGACGGCGTGTACTACTGGTGCGGGGTTGATCGATTCCTGCTGTACAACGGCGTGGTTAAGGAAATCCCCAACGACTTCAACCAGAATTACTTCTTTGACAACCTGAACTACAACCAGCGGCAAAAGGTTTGGGTCAGCAAGGTGCCAAGGTACGGCGAGATCTGGTGGTTCTACCCCCGCGGTGATGCCACTGAATGTACTGATGCCATTATCTATAATGTCCGTGAAGGCGTCTGGTATGACGCTGGCGAGGCTTTGGGGGCGCGTAGGTCAGCAGGTTATTTTTCTCAAGTGTTTGCGCACCCAATCTGGGCCGGATGGGATCCGTTTACTGTTGGTCTTGTTTCGACGACTTCAATCACAAATGCCGGCTCTGCGTACACCAATGGAACGTATTTGAATGCGGCCTTGACTGGTGGGACCGGATCTGGCGCAACAGCAAACATCACCGTGGCCGGCGGGATTGTGACGGCCTGCACGATTGCAGTTACCGGGGCCGGGTACACGGCCGGTGACCTTTTGAGCGCGTCGATTCCCGTTGGTGCTGGTTTTGTTTTAACGGTCAACACCGTCGGGTCAACTATTCGAGTGTGGCAACACGAGGTTGGAACTGACGCAGTCGATGGAAGGAACGCGCTGGCGGTCGAGAGCTACTTTGAGACCAATGACCTTAGTTGGTTAGCGGGCGGCCCTAGTGTACCTGCGCCTGTAGGTGATAATCGATGGCTGCGGGTTGAAAGGGTTGAGCCCGACTTCATTCAATCCGAGGATATGACAGTTGTAGTTACTGGTAGGCCATTTGCGCAAGGCGGCGACGTAGAGTCAGCTGAATACGTATTTGGGCCTGATACTGGCAAAGTGGACATGCGTGAGCAACGCCGCGAATTACGTTTGCGATTTCGCTCAAATATTGCCGGTGGCAACTATCAGTTAGGTAAGATTCTTTTGAATGCGACCATTGGCGATGTGAGACCTTATTAATGGCGCAGCCACTAATCTATGACCCGCGGTATCATACCTTTGAGTCATGGGCTGCCCTAATGTGTGAGCAATACGCGCCGCAGCAGTTGGAAATTCCAACCGCATTTACTGATTGGCGTAAATGGGGTGATGGCATTAAAGCCATTGACGTATTTACCAATGAAGCCATTCCTGATACTGATAAATACGACAACTGGTACGAGTGGGCTGCGGCTTTGCTCGGAGCAGTAAACCCGGTGACAGGCTAAGATGATTGCTTCCCCACTTGATACCGCCGTTGAAGATTTCACCTCATCGGCATCTAATCCTGTAGGTGCGCTATCACAAGCCACTGCAACGCCGGATCCTAATGCTGCCGCGCTTAATGCATTGGTTGGGCAGTTAGGTAGTGATAATGCTGCAACGCGTGCAATTGCGCAAGGGCTTTTAAGCCAGGGGATTACAGATGCGCAAAATCTTGGCGTCCGCCAAGTTATGCAAACGCAATATCAGCCTTACGTTGAAGATGTAAGCCCAGGTGGCGCTGTAGACGTTCCTGTAAATCAGTTTTACAATACTGCCACGGGCGCTGAAATCAACCCTACTCGTCTTGGTATCATTCAAAGTGGTACAAATGGCGTTTCAGGTGGGGACATCTTCTACAATCTAAATGCCGACCCTACCGGCAATATTACTTTTGATCCGCAATGGAGTCCGCGATCCCATGGTTTTCTAAGGGATAATCCTGTTGGCCAAGCCATTATGGCCATTGGGTCCATATTGCCTGTCACGGCACCTTACGTATTGGCAGCCAGAGCAATTGATGCCGCTGCCCATGATAACCCCATGGGTGCAATACAACTTGCACTGGCTGGGGGTGCTGCAGGTGATGTAGGAGGTTATGGCACGCAATTCAAAGATGCCGCCAATGCAGTAGGTGCAGTCAACGCGTTGTCAAATAATAATCTTGGTGGTGCAATTGCATTAGCAAGCAATATTAGTGGCGCAAGTGGCGCGCTAGCAACGCCTATTTCTGATACTGGCGTTACCGTGGGTGATGTAGTTAAGACCACCTCGATTGCTGCCAGTCTTGCTAACAATCAAATTGGCGATGCCGTCAAAATGGCAGGCAGTTTGATTAACAGCCCGGATTTGAAAGTTGCCGGCAATGCCATCAATTTAATCAACGCAGCTGAAACAGGTAGCATAGGTCAGATTCTCAGTGCAGGCAATGCCCTGGTCAATTCTATTCCATCGTCAGTAAAACTATCTGACCCCGGCAGTAGTGCATTCCTTGCAGCAAAACAAGCCGGGGCAAGCGATACAGACGCAGCAGCTGCGGCAGGTACTGTTACCGGTACTGTGCCTTCAACCGCAACAACAGCTCCGGCTGCTACGCCTGCGCCTGCTGAGCCAGTTACAGTATCAGATACGCCTATTAAGATTGGTGACTTATATTACTACCCCATGAGTAATAATGGGGCAGCGTATACTGATGAAGATGGCAAAGTCCACTATATTTCTGCGGAAGAGTTTGAAGCTGATCTATTAGGCAGAGTTGCGCCTTCTGTTGCTACCATAGGTACTACATCTGCAGCACAAGAAGTAGCATTGCCCAGTGTTGAAACTGTAGGCGCAAGAGAAGAACTTACGCCTACGCCTGCTGTAGCGTCTACATCTACAGTTGCGCCGGTATCTATAAAGCAAATCCCATTAGAAAATGTAACTGTTGCAGGTAAAAAAGAAGAACCTACTCCAGTTCCACCAGTAGCGTCTACGCCTACAACAACACCTGAAGTACCATTAGAAAATGTAACCATTGCAGGTAAAAAAGAAGAACCTATACCTGCGCCTCCGGTGGCAACTGCGCCTACAGCAACGCCTGAAGTACCTTTGGCCCCTGTAACAGTTATTGCAAAGAAAGATGAGCCTGCGCCCGTTCCACCAGTAGAGCCTACGCCTCCTGCAACTGTAGCGGCGCCTGCAATACCTTTAGCGCCTGTAACAGTTACTGCAAAGAAAGATGAGCCTGCACCTATACCACCTGTAGAAGCCGCGCCTGTAGTTACGCCTCAAACTTTAGATTCGGTGACAGTTACTGCAAAAAAAGACATGCCGGAACCTACTCCGGAAGTGCCATTTCCAACTGCAACGATTACTGCAAAAGCTGAGACGCCTACGACTCCTGCAAAGCAAGAGCCTATAACATCTACGCCTATTACAACCACGCCGTCATCAACAGCAACATCAAGTGGTACAATATCAACTGCAGCGGTAACGCCAACTTTAGGCAAAGCAAAGACATCATCACCGGATGAGTTTTGGCTTGGCGGTAAATTCAAAAAAGGATTTAATCCCTTGAAAGGCTTTGAATACCTACTTGGGGCTGGTTCGCCTTACGCCGATCAGCTACAATCTTTGGTGGATGCACTCAAGGATTCAGGCCCTAAATTAACCGCTGAAGAAGCTGCAAAGTTAGCGTCTGAAGCTCCGCCCGAACCAACGTATTCATACTATACGTATGGCAATGAGCCTGTCATTAACGTCGCCACAACCCGTTTAGCCAAAGGTGGTAATGTACTTGGGAACGCACCAAGTGATACAATGATGGCATCGCCACTTATGGCGGCCCATGGTGGCGTGCCCCACAAAGGTTCACACTATGTGCAAGGCGCAGGTGGAGGTCAGGATGATCTCATTCCGGCGCGACTGGCAGATGGAGAGTACGTGTTTGATGCTGAAATTGTAGCCGCACTCGGCGACGGATCAAACAAGGAAGGCGCAAAGAAGCTTGACGCCATGCGAGAGGCCATTAGAAAACACAAACGTTCGGGGCCATTGAATACCATACCTCCCAAAGCCAAGTCACCCTTGGCCTATCTTAAGGGCTTGAAATAATGGCATTGACCGCGGGTGATCCGCTACCGAATATCACAACTACCAAAACGACGGCCACAGCCGGCCCGGATTGGTACAATCAATATCTTCAAAATCTTGCCAAGCCCGGCACTGAGTTACTGCAAAAAACACCAGAACAAATGGTGGCAGGCTTTGACCCGCTACAGCAAGATGTTCTAAACACTGCCAAGAGTACGTTGGCGGGCTATGACCCGTTGATGACCAAAGCCGGTACTGCTGCTGAAGAAGCCACAAAGGGGATTACCCCTGAGTCGATTCAGAAGTACATGAATCCGTATGAGACGAGTGTCACCAATGAGATGGCTCGTCAGTCAACGCAAAATTTCCAACGTAACTTATTGCCCCAGTTAACCGGTTCGTTTGTTGGCACAGGCAATACTGGCAGTCAGCGTGCATTAGGCGCACTAGGCCAAATGACCGCCGATGTAAACCAGAATCTAACCGGCGCCATCAATAAGTCATTGGCAGATGCGTATAATAACGCAGTCACCACGGCAGGAACTCAAGCCGGATTGGTACGACAAGGCGCTGAGACTGAAAAGGGTGTTGCCACGGCTGATCTTGATAACGCCATCAAGCAGTTGGCGGCGCAATATGGTTATGGCGAGGATGCGCAAAAGCTGGCGCAGCAGCGTATTCTTGCCCCTCTTTCAGCAGCAACAACTGCAGGTAACGTCTTTGCAAATCTTAAAACGCCTAGCACGGTATCGGAGACAGCTAATGCGCCGATTCCGGGTGCGTATTCTACGCCGCTGCTATCTCAACTGAGTGGCTTAGGTTCACTCTTTTCATCGCCTACAGGCGGTGTAAGTCCAGCGTCAGGATTAAGTGATTTCTTATTTGGCACTAGATCTGCATCTGGCGTTACTACGCCGGGTGCATTGCAAAATGCATGGAGCTGGTTAAGCTCTTTAAGTGGCCCTGACACCAGTAACCCTGCTAGCACAGGGATGACGGGCCTTCCAAGCGGTTATACGCCTCCCGGATAATGAAATTTACGGATTGCAATAGTGAGCGAAGAAACCGGATCCAACTCTGAGTCAGAAAGTGGGTATAGCCCGCTGCTGGCCAAGATGCTTAATGTCAACCCAGAGACGGTTGGCAATATAAGTCTTTCTGGACTTGGGCGGCAGATTGTAGGTTCGGAATCAGAAGCCTATAAGAAAAAACTAGACGAAGTTACGCAGGCACAAAATGCGATGATTGCCTCGCTTGAGGCACGCAAGAATCGTATCGACCCTGGCGCATTGGCATTGGCTGCGGGTTTCTTTTCCCCTACCAAGACGGGTACATTTGGTGAGAACCTTGGGCTTGCACTAGGTAACCTAAGCAAGACACAAGAGCAAGAATCAGCCAATGCAGCTACTGCTGCAAAGATGCGATATGAACTCGCCAAGAGTGGGTTGGCAGATGAAGAGACAATGGCTAAGCTGGGCTTGTCTGCGATTAAGAGCCTAACGCCTAAGCTAACCAAGCTGCAGCAACAGGTTATGGCTGAAGGTCTTGACCCAAATACAGTTGCAGGCAGAAAACGTCTTGTTGAGTTGCAATTCTTAGAGACTGCGACGCCGGAGCTTAAAGAGTACTTTTTTGCCACAGGTCAAATGCCTGGCGGTGCGCCAATGCCCACGCAACCTGGCGTTGCACCTGAGCCTGCAAAGCCTGGTGTTGAAGGTATACCCCCACCTCCGCCACCTCCACCTGCATCTACACTATCGGGCTTTGCTGCACAGCAGCAGCAAAAACGGTTGGAAGCAAGCGCTACGCCGGAAATGAAGACCTACGCTGCAATTTCAGGAATGCCACTTGGCGATCCCGGATTTGCGCAAGGCTTTAAGACCTACATGGAGAATAAAGAAGCCAGGTCGGATCAAACTTCTGAGATGAAGGAAGTTGCTGCTGCCACAGGTACAAAGCCCGGTACACAGGAATTTAATAGAAACTTTGCAATCTATCGGCAGTATAAAGACATAATGCCATTGGCAGCTGAGCTCGGGCTGAATATCTTTAAGCCGGAAGATCTTACAAAACTGCAAAAAGAAGCGCAGCGTCGTTCATCTTTGAAGCAAGCAGTTGAAGCGCAATCTCTTGCCACGTCAAGATTGCAAGCACAAAAGCTTGGCCAAGAAATTGCTGAGAATACTCGCAATGGCGACATCGCAAGTTCTGCGGTACTTGCGCAACGCGCCGGCGTGCCGTATGACCCTGCTAGTGTTCCTACAGGTATGACGCCTAAAGAAGCCGCAGCAATGCGTACCAAAGATCGTGAAGCATCCGATGCGTGGATTACCAAGAATATCACGCCTTTCGTAAATACGATCGATACGGATATCTCGGATTTGGAGCGTGCCAAGGCATTGAATGCAAAGCTACCCGGTGTAGGTAATATGACGTTTGGCATTCCTGGCATAGGTACGGTTGCCAAGGCCACTACAGGCGCCAAAGGTAAATACGAAGAGTTTGACGCACTAGCATCTAAGGCAGCAGCACAGAATAAGATTCCTGGCAATACCAGTGTGTCTAACGCTGACTTGCAGTTTATGGAACGTGGTGTCTTTGCATCTAACAAAGAACGCTCGTCCAATGAAACGATTATCAATTTCATGCTTGAGCAGCGTAAGCGTGATAAAGACTACTACAAGTTCATGAGTAACTACGCAGCAGTCAATGGCAAGCTTGGGCCTAAGGCGAACCAGGCTTGGCGTGAATATGTTGACAATAACCCCATCACAATGCGGGATAATAATGGCGCTATCACACTAAACCCAAGTCGGAAAAGTCCTGAAGAGTATTTTTCCATGCCTCGGGTTCAATATGATGCGCAAGGAAGACAAATCCAATGATCACCAAGATCGTCAATGGCGAAAGGCTGGAGTTTCCTGACAACACGCCACCGGCGGTTATCAATCGCGTCATAGCTCAAAAGTCCGGCGCCGCGCCTGATGGTATGGCTACCATGCCAAACCCGATGGAAGCTCGGGCGCAGGCACAAGCTGCAATGCGCAACAGGGAATCACGCCCTGGCCCTTTGCTACCTGGAATTGTCAATGAAGCTTTGCAAGGCGCCTCGCTAGGCTTTTCAGATGAAGCCATTGCGGCATTGCGTGCAGGTCTGGACCCGCGGCAAAGGAAACAACTGTCTGAGCAAATAACTGGCCAGCCTTCACCGGGTAGCTATGAAAGCTACTTAAAAGCAGAACGTGAAGGCATGCGTAAATATCAGGAAGAGAATCCCATAACATCAACTGTTGCAAATTTGAGTGGGGCAGTAGCTCCGGCATTTATTAGCGGCGGCTTTGGCGCAGTACCGGCAGTTTCTCGTGCCGTAGGGCCACGGCTTGCAAGAATGCTATTTGGTGAGGCGCCTAGCGTAGGTCGAATGGCTGCAACCGGTGCAGGTACGGGCGCAGTCACAGCAGTAGGCACATCAGAAAAGCCAATTACTGAAGCGCCATCCGAGGCTGGATTAGGCGCTGTAACGGGTGGCGTAACGGCTGGTACGCTTGGGTTGCTTGGGCAATACGTTGCAATACCGGTATACCGCCAGCTTAAGCGCATGATGGGATTTGGTGATACCAATCAAATGGCTGATCGACTGATTGTTGATGCATTGCGCAAAGACAATCTGACGCCTGATCAGGCATTAGCGCGACTGCAAGGCATGCAACGTGGTGAAGCCACCCTGGCTGATGTGGGTGAAAATACTGCAGCACTATTGCGTAGAGCTAGTGCAGCGCCAGGTCAAGCTCGCCAAGAAACTCAAGCAGCATTGTCGCAGCGTGCAGCAGAACGTGGGCCACGCATTAGTGATGACTTGCGTACGCTAATGTCGGCATCACCTGATTTCTATACCGACATCACTGATTTAATGGCCAAGCGGCGTACGGATGCTCAGGCACTTTATGGTGCTGCTTGGTCAAACGCCCCGGTAATCACGCCACAAAATGCCCCGAACATCTGGGGCATGCGTGACTTGCCATCGTTTAAGCAGGCAATGGATGCAGGTATGCGTCGATTGCGTGATATGGGTTTGCCTTTGAATTCTCCGCAGAATATCTTCCGCGGGTTGCACGAGACAAAGCTCGCTCTGGACGACATGATCGAAACCGAGATGCGTCAGGGAAACCGCAACCAAGCTGCTACGCTGCTGAGCATGAAAGAGCGTCTACTCCGAGACATGGACAACGCATCCGGCCCGTATCGGATTGCTCGTCAAGCTTACGCCGGCGATAGTGAAATGCTGGAAGCCATGAATCAAGGGCGCAATATCTACACACTACCTGAGCCTGAGTTGCGTGCATTGATTGCTCGCTTTGGTGGCAACCCATCAGAATACGACGCATTTCGCGCAGGCATGGCGCAAGCAATGCTTGAACGGGTACGTGCAGGTGGTCCTACTGCTGACCCAATGCAATTGGTCTTTCCACGCGGCTCGGAAGCTCGTATTCGTCAGGCTTTCCGCGATGATCAAGCATTTGAGCAATTCCGTAATCGGTTGCTTGAAGAGCGCACCATGGCAGGTACCGAGGCTGCAGGCCTGCGTAGAACCCCCATGGATGTTGACCAGTCTAACCAAGGTGGTAACCTAGGCCCAGCTGCAACGCTAGCTTCTGGAAGGCCTGTACGTGCTGCCATTGAGGCTTTGGACGCGGCCATGCCATCAGTCACTGGCATGACACCTGCAACTGCAGCTTCTGCGGTATCTAAATTGCTTACCCCATCGGCGGCCAGCCCTAACTTAGGCCCGTCGCCAATTGAAAGAACCATTATGGGTATTTTAGGTAGTTTGCAGCAAGAAGAAGCTGCACTACGTGGTTCTGCGCAACGAGGTCAAATACAGGCTGCAACGGCAGGTCAAGTTGCTGCAGCCCGTGAGCCTACGGTTCAATATCCAGAAGATGAGGGCCAGTCACAACCCTCACGGCAAATCCCAATCGAGCAATAATCAAGGTCGTAAATCGGCTTCCATGATTGCTTGCTGATACTCAGCAGCTGTTGCTATTTCGACTTTTAGACCTGCCATAGCAACAAGCAGTTCATTCAGAGTCCACCCATCACGTAACATAGCCATTACGTGAACGCGTAGTAAGTCTTGACAGGCTGAAGGGCTTATAACTGAAGTAGCCATTTTGAAAACTCAAAGGTTGGGTTGATGGATTTTGCCATGATGTTATGCGCCTCATAGCGGCGAATTAAAGGTGGCTTATCTGCAATTGGAATGTGATTGTTTTTAGTCAGTATCTCGTGGAACATATCAATACGAGACATGTAGACGTGGAAGGATCCAACAGAGACTGTTAAGATACCAATTTGTGCATTCAACAAAGTTGCCACGACTTCTTGCAGAAAGCTGAATGTAGGCAAGTCATTTGCCATGCCCCATAAGATATCTTGACTGCGCATAACAACACGTGAATTTAACATGCCATCACGCAATCTAAATTCAATACAGGTCGTGCAAGGTACATCCTTGGCATCCAAGTCCATGTGATCGGCATCGGTGCCATACATAGGAATCACGGCACGGCGACTCATAGGATCTTTTTGCAATAGCATAACAATGCGTTGCACACCGTATTTGCCAAACCAGTAAGAGCCATAATTGCTGTTAAGTTTGCCATTGAGTACGATCTTGCCCCACTGCGCGGCATGCTCTGCAATGCTGGTATCAAATGGATCCGCCTTGATATACCAGGCCATTTCACGCTTAAGATAGCTAAGATTGAACTTACGGCCTTCAAAAGAGTTGAACCTAACAAAGGGGCCTACACTATAGGTGAAGTTTTCAATTTCTAGCGTTGATTCTCCTCTTGGATTTGTAGGATTGCCTGCGTCATGTAGTGCCTGGTAGATCTGGATTAGATCTGCCTCTTTATAAATCGTTGCCAGTTCCATAGTCAGCCTCAAGAATGTGGTATGGTTGATTGGGATAATTTTGCATGTGATAGAGAGGGGGCGGTAGCTTGATGGCACGAACGCCATTTTGATATGCCCACGTGTAAGCGTTGTTGCCTAACGCAAAGATTTGCCTGGGCTTTAGGCGTCGAACAAATTCCGGATTGGTAGGCTTACCATCATGCGTTTGTGTGTTGATCCAATAGATGTCATTCTCGGATACGCCTTCTTTTTCAAAAGTCGTTGCCAGCATTCTGCTTGGCCCATCATCATCTAGGAAGTTAATGAATGGCACCACGGCCGCGGTAGGCCGCATGTTGGCCTTGGGGCCCTTATCACAAAGCATAAGGATAACACCTTCCTTAAAGCATCCACCACCTCCAGCGCCATTCTGGATGGTCTTGCGCTGTATGCCTGCAAGGACATCATCAAAGCTATTGGTTTCATAGTCATAGTGGACTATAGGCAGTTCGGTTCGTAGGCCTAAGGTTTCATATTCATCATAGACTTGTCGCAACTGTTGCAGGTTATCCAGATACTCTTCACCTTTACGCTCAACAAAAGCACGGGCACAAGCTTCAAAGCTAGGTTGGCAATGAATGATAACACCGCCACGGGATAGTGCAACACGCTCTAGCATTCGCCGCCGTGGTAAATCAATACGGTTGTCCCCATTACGATATACCGCGCCGTAAATTGGCTCCGACAGCCATGACCTATCCATAATGACTGTGTCATTGAAAGTCAAAGCCGGTGTCATGCTACGAAAGTACGTTTTGCATAGCACTTCAGGCGACATGTGAGGGTAAGGGCCATGATGCACAATATGCACCATGTCATCAAAGCGTAAAGCCAGTTGCTTAACTAACGTGGACTTACCCGCGCCGTCAGGCCCTTCCAAGATGATGATCATATGTATAGCTTTCCAAATCATTAAGTGTTTTTGTGATTGTTGCAGGCTTAAGGCTCATGGCTTGTGCCGTTGCAATCCATCCAAGCTGTTCAAGTGACATTGTTTCCAGCCCACGTAATGTAAAGCTATACGCAGGCCCCATGTTGGCAAATTCCAATGGGTTGCCACCTAACACGCAGCCTGCAGCAGCAGCATGCAAGTATCTTACACGCCACCAACCGCAGCCTGCATGCGCGTAGGTTGGACATAGAATACCGACATACTCGCCGTACTCCCAAACTATGTCCTTTTCAAGCTTTCTGGGCTGCCCCAAAGACTTACCACCTATGGAATGCACGGGCCAGGTAAGATTTTGGGACGTTGCCCAGTTGTGCGCATCACTCGACAAACTGGCGTTATACCATTCCAGCTTTCGCTTACCCCATTGAACAGTATGCGCAGGTGGGATAACATAAAGCGGTGAGGGGTCCCAGGCCTTAATCTTTGGAATAGGCAGCTGCATCTTTTGAATGTTGCCCCATGGGAAGAGGGGCGCCAGCCAAACATGCTTTTGCAATTCATCCAAAGGTAGCTTATCTTGCCATGTTGGAATGATCTTTTGGAAAGCCCAATCATCAAGACAAACGTAGGCATCAGGCCTGCTGGTCAAAGCATAAATGGCCCCATCAGGATGCAATGCATTGCCATCCAATGGGTACAAGTATACAAAGACCACATCATACGCACTTAAATCCTCCCCAGGCACGACGGCCCGGTGATCTACCTTATGCCCCAAATGTTGTAGACCTTCCCGCATAAGCTCGGGGATGGATACAAACTTTGTGGATGAGGCGCGATCAGGATGATTTGTGTGCGTCTCAGTAACGCCAGTGACGAGTATAGTTTTCATTCTGGCATTTGCACTTCAATATAGCCATGGGCTGCGTCGTATGACACATCGGTTGAACGTCCACCCTTGGCAATGTAGTCAGCAATGGTCATACCGGGCTGATACAGCGCAAAGCGGGAGAATGCCAGTGTGTTGGCACGCTTAGGGTTTTGCTCAACTACGCGGGAGATGATGCCTGCGGTATTGATGCGGGTACGTTTAGCTTTGGTCTGCATGTTCAAGTTCCTTAGGGGGTGTTGTGACACTGATCGTATCACGGTTTATGTAGTCACGCACAGCATTTAACAGACTTTGTTGAGTCTTGTTTTTGCGCCTGACAGCTATCATAATGGCCTCATCCACGGTATCCTTTGCGATGATGTGGTGAACCATTATGCGGTTCCTCTGACCTTGCCTCCAGAGCCTACGAATGAACTGCTCGTAAACTTCCAGTGACCAGGTTAGAGAATACCAGATGACCGCGTGGCCTGAACCTTGAAGGTTGAGTCCATGGCCGGCGGACATCGGGTGGGCTAGGAGCACTGGAATTCTACCCAGGTTCCAAGTATCGATAATCAGTTGTAATACATCCCCGGTTACACCAGAGCCAATGACCGGTGCGTTAGGAAATGCTTTTTTCAATCTTTCCAGATCATGCTGAAAGTGATAGCCTATGATGCAAGGCTGGCCGGAAAGTTCTTCAACCAATTCAAGCACGGCGTCAGTCTTGGCATCATGGATATGAATTGACTGTCTTTCCAAACCATCCAAGTAGGACCCGCCATTGGCAATTTGCTGACCTTTCATCACGGCCACGGCAGCGTTGGCAGCCGTAATATCGCCTTGATCCAAACTGATGGTCAGGCCTTTTTCGAAAGTATCGTAGACTTTTTTGGCTGCAGGTGGTAGTTCAATGTAGACGTTGTTGTAAATCAGCTCAGGCAGATCAAGGTAATCTAACGCAGCCATGCGCAGGACTTTGCCTTCCAGCTTGGCGTGAATGCGAGCCTCACCATCAGGCAGTAACCGCCAGTCATAGCCACCAAAGCCTGCGGGGTAGAAATAGGTAGTCCTGAAATTGGAAATGTAAGGCCCAAACGTGGCCCCCTGGTCAATCACATACTGCGGTCCAAAGATATCCAATAGGCTGTTAGGTGCGGGTGATCCAGTGAGGCCCCAGATGCGGCCAAACTTGAATAGCAAAGGCTTTAGGGTTTTGAATCGCTGGGTTTGTGTGTTCTTAAGGTAGGAAATTTCATCGGCAACGAGAACATGGAATGGCCAAGGCTTACGCGCCAGCTTGGTTGCCAGCCAGTTAATGCCTTCGTAGTTTATAACGTAAATATCATGTGGCGTATTAAGTACTTTTTCCTTCTTTGCGCCATGCAAAATGCCTACTGATAGATGCTGAAACTGCTCCCACTTCTTAACCTCGGTAGGCCATACACCATAGGCAGGTCGTAGCGGGGCAATGACCAGTGTACGTACTGGCTTTTCATTTTTACTACGAAGCCATTGCAGTGCGGACAGAACAATCGCCGTTTTGCCAAGACCAGGATCAAGCCATAGTGAGCCTGAGCCTGTTTCCAGCAAAAACTTAACGGCTTTCTTCTGATACTCGTGAGGTTCCCAAAACATGGTCTATACCTTCTTTAGAGTCAATGACATGAACCACGTGGCCATGTTGTTTGAATGTTGCATGTATCTTAGCTTGTAAGGGCGACAATTTACCACCGGGGCGTTTGAGCTCGACCCACATAACCCGTTGGTCTGGCATAACTACAATTCGATCAGGCCATCCTCGTGAATATCTCACATTGAGTTTCAAACTGATAATACCGAGCTTTTCGCATTGCGCGGTAAAGTACCCCTCAAGGTCACGTTCCAAAATAGGGCGTGTCACCATTTGCAAGGCCCACCATTGTCTTTACGAAAATGACACCACCGGCAGTTATAGCTTGGCCGTGGCGCAAAGATGCTATCGCCTTCAATGGCCTTGATACGGCCTGCAACCCATGTTTTTAGATCAGCAAATTGCGAGCGATCATAGCTTGGGTAAGCTGCAATCTTGTTAAGATCCGAGTAAATGATCTCGCAATCCACAGTTTCTACCGCCGGTATAACTGCCATGATCATTGTGGCATACAGTTTTAACTGATCACCGTATTCACGTTCTTTGCCGGTTTTGTAGTCGGCAACGTAGGCTTTATTACCATCAAGGGTAAAGACGTCCAGTACACCACGAAGCCATACGTCTTTGGCATTGAAAGCCACAGATTGCCATGCATGGTTTAAGCCAATTTCGTATTCTGCCTTGACTGCCTTGGTCTTCAACGTGTTGATGTAGTCGGCCCAGTGCGAAATATCCGGTGTCATTAGACCTAGGCCAATCACAGCATCTTCAAACTCGGCGTGAATACGCTTACCACGTTCTGCAGCCGGGCCGGTAGGCTCAGATAAATGGTCGATGCGGGTAAGCTTGTATTTAAGCGGGCAGTCTTCATAGGTCTTAATACTGGAATGTGAGTAACTCATTTAGTATCCTGATATGTGTTGCCGACCTTGTAATCACTAACCATTGGCACGTCCATATTTAAGGCATTGCACATGGACCAGGTTAGGCATTCAGCTTCACGTTCAATGGCGTCCTCCGGTGCGCTGATAACCAGCTCATCATGCACACTGAGTAACAACCGACTACCTTGCCGCTTTTCTTGGTACAGCAGCATGGCGGCCTTAGCCTGATCGGCAGCTGAGCCTTGAATCAAAAGGTTAACCCCTTTATAGTCAAACTCACGCAGCCGGCCCATAACTACCTTAGGTGGCTCCATCTTAACCAACCGACCGCCTAGGGTTTTGATAGGTTCATTCAGTTTATACCGGGTACGCATGGTAGCCTGCATGCTTTTTAATCCCGGTGCCACAGCGGATGTATAGGCATCCATCAATGTTTTGGCCAGTTCATAATCGATCTCCAACATCTCTGAGATCTTCTTAGGGCCGGCACCATACAGAATGGCAAAGCTTACGCCTTTACTATAGGTCCGAGATACCTCACGGCCGGAAGCCTCGGTCATCATTTTAGCAGCGTAAGTATGCAAATCAGCACGGGCATCGGCCTGATACTGGCGCATAAGATTGCCACCTTCAAAGTGGGCAAAGATGCGTAGCTCCTGAGCATTGAAATCGCATGCCACCAGTTTATGGCCTTCATCTGCCAGAATGAATGACCTTATAAGAGGCAAGGGGGCCACTGGAAGATCTGACGGTAGGTTAACCTTAGGGTACCGGATGGGGGCATTCTGGAAGTTTGGAGTGCTACTGAGCCTGCCCGTCCGAGTGCCGCCTCGTTCACCTCGTACAGAGTTCCAATTGGTGTAGATCCTACCGGTTTCGGCGCTAGCATCGAGCCACGGTACAATGAATGTGCTAAGGCATGTGGATAGATTGGCGCGGTATCTAAGAACGTCCTTCAGATACGGGTGGATAAGCATTTCCTCAAAGGCTTCCTTGTCGGCCTTGAGTTGCCCCTTATCCGTGGTAGGCCAGGATTTATTTTTATCCCAGTACTCGGTCTGATAAATACT